TAGGCTTATCCCACGATGAAATCTACTATATGTTGAAGAATGACATCCGTAGACGCGAGGAAGAACTGGATAATGCTTTCCGGTGGTACAAAGAACTAGACCAAGTAAGAAAGGATGCTATGATAAACTTATGCTTCAATCTTGGAATTTCCAGATTGAGGAAGTTCAAACTGGCTTTACGAGCTATGGAAGTACGGGATTACGAGGACGCAGCGGATGAATTCCTAGATTCGCTGTGGGCTACCCAAGTAGGTCAACGAGCTATGGAAGTCACCTATATGATTCGATTTGGAGAATACTATGCCTAAAGTAGACGGAAAGAAATATCCTTATACCCCTGCGGGAATGGCAGCAGCCAAGAAAGCAAAAAAGAAGGCTAAGAAGAAAAAGTAATGAATCTAAACATAAGTCTCCTTGACTGGCAGAAGGATGTCTGGAACGACCCCACGCGTTTCAAGGTTGTTGCTGCGGGTCGCAGGACGGGCAAGTCTCGTCTTGCGGCTTATCTTCTTATAGTCAATGCCTTGAAGTCGGACAGGGGTCAAGTATTCTATGTCGCGCCTACTCAGGGTCAAGCAAGAGACATTATGTGGAATCTCCTCTTGGAGATAGGCCGACCAGTAATAGAAAACTCCCACGTTAATAATATGCAAGTCCGTCTAATCAACGGGACAACTATTAGCTTGAAAGGTGCGGACAGACCTGAGACTATGCGCGGTGTAAGCCTCAAGTTTCTGGTAATGGACGAATACGCGGACATGAAACCAGACGTATGGGAATTAATCTTAAGACCTGCGTTGACCGACCTGAAAGGAGAGGCTTTGTTTATAGGTACACCAATGGGTAGAAATCATTTCTATGAACTCTACAAACTAGCCAGTTTAGGCACAGACCCTACCTATAAAGCATGGCACTTTACAAGTTACGACAACAACCTCTTGGATGAGTCTGAGATAGATGCAGCCAAGAAATCAATGTCTTCCTACGCCTTTAGGCAGGAGTTCATGGCGTCCTTCGAGGCTCGTGGCTCTGAGATGTTCAAGGAGGACTGGATAAAGTTTGATGAGGAAGAGCCGACTACTGGTGATTACTATGTAGCCGTTGACCTCGCGGGCTTTGAAGAAGTAGGTAAAAAGACCAAAAACAAGAAACTTGACAATACCGCAATCGCTGTGGTAAAAGTCGGCGAATATGGATGGTGGGTTTGTGATATAATAGCCGGACGTTGGGAGTTGAATGAGACTGCCCAGAAGATATTTCAGGTTGTTAGGGATTACGAACCAATCTCAGTAGGGATAGAAAAGGGTATTGCTAGGCAAGCCGTCATGTCCCCGCTGACCGATCTTATGAGGAAATATCAGCGTTTCTTCCGTGTAGAGGAGTTAACTCACGGTAACAAGAAGAAGACAGACCGTGTGATGTGGGCATTACAGGGTAGGTTCGAGAATGGCGTATGCACTCTCAACAAAGGAGAGTGGAACGTACAATTCATGGACGAGATATTTCAATTCCCTGATGCTCTAACACACGATGACATGGTGGACGCGCTAGCCTACATAGATCAGTTGGCTACCGTGTCCTACGCTTATGACTTTGAGATTGATGAATACGAAGTCATAGATTCTGTTTCGGGATATTAATATGCTAGAAAGCAACGAAGATAAATTCGGCATAGAAGAGACTCTAGAGTCTTGGGTTATGGAGAAGTGCCGTGAGTGGCGCGACCATTACGAGTCAAACTATGAAACTAAGTTTGATGAATACTACCGTCTATGGCGAGGTATCTTCTCTTCAGAGGATCGTAACCGAGATTCTGAAAGATCGCAAATCATATCCCCTGCCCTTCAGCAAGCTGTTGAATCTTCTGTTGCGGAGATTGAAGAGGCAACCTTTGGTCGTGGCAAGTTCTTTGATATTAAGGATGATGACCAACAACCGCAGGACGTAGCCTACCTTCGCGAGCAGTTAACAAAAGATTTCAAAAAGAACAAAGTCCGCAA